GTAACCATTGACGGATTGGCTGACGCTGTAGCTGAAACCGTAGAAAAATGGCCACATCGAGCTGAATCATTAACGGATCAAATCTTGGGGGAACTGATCAATGTATGAAATTAACATTCCTGCAAACATGCAAGCATCGCTATCGGATGGCGAATTTAAGATTTACGCTCGCGATAATGGCGACGATGCGGCAGAGCTATTTCTGATGGAGGAAATAGGCGAGGACATGATGGGCGATGGGATTAGTGCGAAAGACGTGATTGATTTTCTTTCGGCTAACAAAAACCGAAAGATCAACGTCCGCATCAATTCGCCAGGCGGATTAGTTTACGACGGCTTGCAAATGTTCAATGCGTTGAGCAGTCACAATGCCGAAGTTGTGGCTACGGTCGAGGGATTAGCATTTTCTGCCGCTACTATCGTTGCAATGGCCGCGGATAAGGTACGAATGCACGAAGCATCGGATTTTGGCATTCATCGGGCGTGGGGCGTGGCAATGGGCAACGCGAAAGTGCTTGATGGCGTCCGCGAATGGCTAGCCAAGATCGATGATCACCTGATTGATATTTATTCAGCCAGAACGGGCCAAAGTCGCCAAAAAATCGAACAATGGATGGACGGAACTGACGATGGAACCGTTTTTTCTGCAAAAGAAGCGTTAGAGGCTGGTTTTGCGGATGAAATTATACCAATGGCCAAAAAAGACAAGAAAAAGGCCAATCTTGCAGCAAATCCAGTGTTTGCACGCAGAGTTAGAGCTGAACATCAGGCTAAATTGGCGGCAATTCGTGCCAAATATCAACGCAAATAGGCGAATCATGACTTTCTACTCGCAACGAAATACTTGGCAAGATCAATGGGTAGATCAAAAACTCGCCGGCAAAGAAAACGGCGTGTTTTTAGATGTCGGTTGCGGTGATTGGTCAAGGATCAATAACACGCTGTATTTCGAAGAGAGCAGGAATTGGTCAGGATTTGCTGTCGATTGCAATCCCGATGTAGAGGTTGGTTGGCGATACAATCGGCCAAATTCTAAATTCGTATTGGCGGATGCTACTGTAATTGATTACAGCGAATTGCTCTGTGATCAACGAAAGCAGATTGACTACTTATCTTTAGATTTGGAACCGCCATACCTAACTATTCGTGCGTTGCATCGCATTTTAGAAAGCGAATATCGGTTTTCGTGTGCGACGATCGAACACGATGAATACCGCATGGGCACGAATATGCGAGATGAAATGCGTCAGTTAATGCAAAAACACGGTTATTCGCTTGAAGAAACCAGAAACCGTCAAGACGATTTTTATATTGACGCACGCCAAAAAAACGATAGTATTTAGTGAAACACACCCATGCGGGTGTCGCACAACTCATTAGCGGTGCGGCTCGCTGTCTGGTGTGACGTTGTTTCTTACCACGTCATGCCGGCTTGCAAGCCATGCCGCTTTTTTCGTGCTATGGCCGAATAGTCGGGCAGGAGTTACGAAAATGAGTTTTCCAAAAGTAGCCGATCTACGGCAAGAACTGGCCGAGTCCGTCGCCCGAATGAAAGCGGTTGTCGACATGGCCAAAGAAGAAGAACGCGATCTGAGCGACGATGAGGTCGCCGAAATCGATCGTCTTGAAAACAGCATTCCGTCGATTGAAGCGAAAATCGAGCGGATGGAAAAAATTGACGCACGAACGAAAGCACTGCTTGACGAAAAAGTCAGTCAAGCCAAAGCTGGCGATTTGCCGAATGACGTTGAGCCGTCAGCGGCTATCAAAGTGCCAGCTCGTGCTCAAGTGCATCGCAAGCTCAAAGCATACGATAGCGAAAAAGACGCTTACATCAGCGGTCAGTTGTTGCTTGCTAATCTTTTCGGAAATCGCCGATCGCAGGAATGGTGCGACAATCACGGTTTCCAAAACGCGATGGTTACCAATGACAACGCGGCTGGTGGTTTCGTGACCACCGATGAAATGCAGCGTGCATTAGTTCGGCTTCGCGAAGAGCGTGGCGTATTTACTCAATACGCCAACAACGTGCCGATGGGTGCTGATACCATTACCATTCCGCGTGTTTTGTCGGATGTCACCGCATATTGGCCAGGCGAGGGGGCAGAAATCACCGCCAGCGATTTGAGTCTTGGTGAAGCGGAACTGGCTACTAAAAAGCTAGCCTGCCTCACCAAGATTTCATCTGAACTCGACGAAGATGCCGTTGTTGACATTGCCGAAATGGTGACAACCTCAATGGCATACGCGATGGCTGATGAAGTCGATGACGCCGCGTTTAACGGAGATGGAACCAGCAACTACGGTGGTTTCGTCGGATTGAAAAACGCTCTCAATGCCAATGCGATCAATGACGCTGCCAGCGGAAATACTGGAGCCTCTACGCTCGATTTGACTGACTTTGAGGCTACGGTCGGCAAAGTTGGCCAATATCCTGGTGCTGATTATCGATGGTACGTTCACAGTGCCGTTTATTGGGCTTCAATGGCTCGATTGATGGATGCTGGCGGCGGAAATCGCGTTCAGGATCTGGGAGCTGGTCCAGTTCTTCAGTTCCTTGGGTATCCGGTTGTTTTCACGCAGGTAATGCCAAGTGCAACCGGTGCGAGTGCTTCCACGATTCTTTGCTATTTCGGCGATCTTCGTCTTGGTGCCTCTTACGGTACTCGCCGCAGCATGAGAACGCAGGTGTCTGTCGACCGTTACTTTGAAACCGACATGATCGGCATCAAAGCGACTGAGCGAATCGCGGTCAACATTCACGAGCGTGGTGACAACATTCGCAACCGTCCGATTGTTGCACTTAAAACCGCGTCTAGCTGATCCATCGTTTCGCCTCGATGGGATCGTGCTGGCTGGTTGCTTCGGGAATCAGTCAGCACTTTTGAAACCAATTGCTTTTGAAATTTAGGAACTGAAACTATGTCGATGAAAGATAGACGTAATACGGTCGACAGTGTGCTGATCGGTGTCACCGATGCGGCGACCAACGCACTGACGGCCAATCTCGATTGCCAAGATGCTAATTACGCGACTATTCGCGTTTCGCTGTCGGCTGAGGCAAACACCAACAGTAGCAATGTAGCGATTCAAATCAGCGAGTCTGATGACCAGGTTGCTACTAACTTTGCGACGTTTAATGCCAACTTCAATCGAACCGTTGACAACACCGCAGCAGCGGTTGCTACGTCACACATCGATTTGGAAGGTCGCAAGCGTTACTTGCGTATCACCGTCACGCCAGATACCACAACCAATGGTGCTGTCGGCATTTCGGCAATGGGCACGCTTTACAAAGCTGTTCGCAGTGCTGACCTGAGCGATTACGGCGACGATGTTGTCGTCGGATAGGTTTTATTCCATCGAGGCGAATCAATGGTTTTACACAAAAACGTAACGGTTGCTGCTGTCATGACTGCTCCCAGATATGAAGCAGTCTGGTGTCGGAACAAAATCGAATTTGCATTAAATCAAGCTGGAATACCACTTACCGTTAGCGGCGGTGTGTTTTACGGCCAATGCATGCAACGAATGCTTCAGCAATTGTTGAAGCAAGGCGTTGATTATGCGTTGACGATTGATTTTGATTCGGTTTTTACCGACAAGCACATTCAGCGATTGTTATCGATTGTGGCACAAGAAGATGAAATTGACGCTCTTTGTGCAATTCAGCCGATGCGTGGTAAAGAGCGGATTCTTGGATCGCGAAGCAAAGAATCGTCAGTTGAATGGACTGGAAAACCAATTCAATTGCGAACTGGTCATTTTGGTTTGACGGTGCTTGATTTGAAAAAACTTGCAAGCGTGGAAAAACCGTGGTTTGTTTGCGTTCCTGATTCCAATGGAGAATTTACAGACGAGCGAATCGACGATGACGTGTATTTTTGGCGGCAATGGGAAAAGGCCGGAAACACGCTATACGTCGATCCTGGTTGCAGAATCGGGCACATGGAAGAAATGATTTCGGTGCTTGACGACAACATGCAGATTCAATGTTGGAAGCCTGATCAATGGGAGAGCGATTTTGCAAGTACGGTTGATTAAACATTGGAACGGTTTTAAGCCTGGCAAGGTTTTTACCGAAATGACAAAACCGATGGCCAAAATCCTTCAAGCAAGGGGGCTAGCAGAAATTGACAACACCTTACACGCTGTTTCGAACGAGCGGACCGTCAGCGGAGCCAGTGAGTCTGGCAGAAGCTCGCGACCAGTGCGAAATCGCCGCAAACGTAACGGCACACGACACAAAACTGACTAGGTACATTGCCGCGGCACGCGAGCAGGTGGAAAGTGATACAGCCTATGTATGTTTGTCGCAGACGTACACGGTAAGTTTGCACGCATTCCCCGCAGAAGATGATATGTCAATCTATCTGCCAGTGCGGCCAGTTCAATCAATTAGCTCGATTACATATTACGACACAAATAACGATCAGCAGGTATTGTCGACCAGCGTTTACGGTTTGGATCAATCACGTCGTCGTGTGTTTTTAAAATACGATCAAGAATGGCCGTCAATTGCTGAGCAATGGAACGGAATCGTTATTACGCTTGTTGCTGGTTACGGCTCCAGCGAAGTAAATGTACCGCGACTAATTAAGCAAGCAATTTTGCTACAAGTCATGCTTTCGTTTTACGATCGCGGCGAATTGATGAACCGCGATTATTATCGTTCTGCCTATGAGGCAACTATCCGTAAAATCCTTCGAACGAGTTATCCGTAATGGCTGATCTATCGCAAACACCAGTAAACGTACAACTCGCTGGCGGCGGCGTTAGCTTGCGTACCGTGCAAGTTGGAGAAACA